AATGTGGAATAAGGTAGAAGATAAAATGCCGCAAGTCGGTGATAAGGTATGGTACTTATGACCCCATTTGACTATCTCAATGCAATTAATTCTTCAAAGCAAGACATCATGATTGATGATCTTGCCGAGAAGGATTACAACTCTTTCATGGTTAACCGTGGTCTATCGTATTTTTATGACACTGTGTTGCTAGCCAATGTAATGAACCAACACCACCATCTGGATAATCGCCTCAAATTTGATTTTCTTATAAATACTATTAGGAAACAAAAGCGTTTCAGTAAGTGGTTGAAAGCAACTAAGATCGACGATATAGAGTTGATCAAAGAATATTATGGCTATAGCAACGAGAAAGCCCGCCAAGCTCTCACCTTACTAAATGATGCGCAACTTGACGAATTGAGAAAAAAGGTGTACAAAGGTGGAAAATCAAAGTAACGAAATTCAAGAGTGGACACCAGCGATGATGCTGGAAGTAACACTCAACGAGCCTGACGATTTCCTTAAAGTGCGCGAAACGCTTACACGGATTGGAGTCGCCTCTCGTAAAGACAATATTCTTTATCAATCTTGCCATATACTACATAAGCAAGGCCGATACTTTATCACTCACTTTAAGGAGTTGTTCCTGTTAGATGGGAAGCCGTCTAACTTAATGGAAAACGATCTTCAGCGCAGAAACACAGTGGCAACACTATTATCTGACTGGGGACTTATCACTGTTGTAAATGAGGATCAAGCTGAAAACAAAGCTCCCTTGAGACAAATCAAGATCATTTCATACAAGGATAAGGATAAGTGGGAATTGTGTCCTAAGTATAACATAGGAACAAAGTAATGCCCTGGCCACATAAGAACAGGCCTCCAAAGGGGAGAAGAAAAAAAGGTTCTAATAAACGCAAAAATATGCGAAAGAACCGGAAGAAGTAGTATAAATAAGTCGGACATGCGGATTAGCCGGTGTCCATAATGTAACCTTGCTAGTCAATAGGAGGAACTATGATGACTGGATTAGTGTACCCGCGTAACGGGTTTATCGGTTTTGACCACATCTTCGATCAATTGGAAAACATCCATAAGCACTCGAAGGATACTTACCCACCACACAATGTCGTAAAAGACGATGAAGCAAAATTCACCGTTGAGATGGCTGTGGCTGGTTTCAAGAAAGAACATATTGATATTGAAGTAAAGGATCATGTCCTTACCATCAAAGGTGAGCGTCCGTCTAGACGTGAGCAAAACAAATATGTTCACAAAGGTATTAGTGCGAAAAACTGGACAAAGTCATTTAGACTATCGGAATACACCGAAGTCACTGGAGCTGATCTTGAGGACGGAATCTTGGCTGTCAACCTTGAAGTCGTTCTGCCTAAAGAAAAGCAGCCTCGTAAAATTTCAATTGGAAAAAACGAGGAAAACAATGACAACAATAGCACTCAGCTACTCAACGAAGATTCTTGAAGGTTCGTGGAAAGTAGTTAAAAAAACTCTTCAAGGCATTATGATTGGCTATATGATTGCAAGACAATCTGAAGCTAATAAAGCAGTCGCTCAACAGATGATTAATGCTGGTGAATACCGCCAGGATGATTACTGGACTCTTTTGAACGATCTTAATGCAAGAACTATCCAATCTATTCATAAGGAGTTTGCCAATGACTAAATTGAAAAACTTCTGGAAGAATTTGTGGATGGATCCTGTCACAAAATATCTTTCACAGTCTGTAGATCATGTCGATCTGGAGAATAGAATGAAAGAGTTGCAGAGAAAAGGTATTTGGATATGAAGGTATTAGCATTCTTTATGGCAGTGTTTGGCTTGGTGTTTATCTCAAGCTTTGCATATGCTAACACAATCGAGATGCTAAACAAAGACGATCAAGGAAACAAGATGGTCTATAGTGAAGAGGTAGCTAAGATCGAAGTCGGTGAGACTATTACTTGGGTACCAACATCAAAAGGACACAACGTCGAAATGATTGCGGGTCCTGAAGGTGCAACACTACCAAAAAAATCTAAGAATGGCAAAGAAGTTTCTATGACATTCGAAGTACCTGGCATCTATTACTACTGGTGCACACCACATAAAGGCATGGGCATGATTGGACTTGTCGTTGTTGGGGGTGATACCAGCAATAAGGATGATATTGCTAAAGCAAAAGCAATGGGTAAATCGAAAAAGAAGCTGAAAGCATTACTTGGAGATCTCTAATGTGGCCTTACACTGAAGAAGAGAATGACGTAATTTCACGTCGCAAATGACAAAAAAGAGCGGTTTGCGCCGCTCTTTTTCCTTTACAATCGCACAAAAGTGTGTTATAATATACTTACATTATGAGAGGTTTGTGATTTGAAATTCTATACTTGTATCAATCGGTTTGGTAATGTCTTACTCTATCGTGGCTATGACAATGGTCAACCAGTCATGCGTAAGATCAAGTACGAACCGACACTATATCATGATGCCAGTCGTGTAACTGGCTATACTTCACTCGATGGCAAGCACATCGAGCCAACGTTGTACGAATCTATGCGGGCTGCCCGTGACCACATCCAATCTATGGAAGGTGTAGACTCATTCAACATCTATGGTAACTCAAACTTTACTAATCAATACATTGCTGAAACTTGGCCAGACGAAATCGAGTTTGACCGAGATCGTATCAATATCACTACAATTGATATTGAGGTTCAGTCTGACCAAGGCTTCCCTGAGCCTGACGATGCTAACTTCCCTATTATCTCTATTGCATGCAAAAACAATATTGACAATACGTATTTCGTATGGGGCATGGAAGACTATGACGTATCTTCCAGTGTTATGCAAGATCACCAAGTGGTCTATCGTAAAATGGACAGTGAATTACAACTATTGTCAGACTTTCTTAAATGGTGGAACTCACCCGCTCACTGTCCAGACGTAATTACTGGCTGGAATGTACGTGGCTTTGATATTCCATACATGGTTCATCGTATCGACAAAGTCATTGGTCCTGGTTCATCATCTCGGCTTTCGCCTTGGGGTAACCAACCAAGTCAACGTAACATTCGATTCAAAGGCCGTGAGCTTACTGCCTATGAACTCATGGGTGTGGTTACACTTGACTATATGGACATGTTCAAAAAGTTTGGATATGCATATGGTCCACAAGAATCGTATTCACTAAACCACATCTCACATGTCGTGCTTGGTGAAAAGAAACTGTCTTATGAAGAACACTCTTCACTTCATAATCTATACAAAGCTGACTTCCAAAAGTTCATCGACTATAATATCAAAGACGTTGAACTGGTAGATCGCCTCGAAGATAAGATGGGTCTTATCACCTTGGTTATGACTATTGCTTACAAAGCTGGTGTTAATTATATGGATGCCTTTGGTACTACTTCCATGTGGGATACTATCATCTACCGTAGGCTTGCCAAGGATAACGTATATCCAAATGTGGAAAAGATCAAAGGCAATACAGCTTATCAAGTACCCGAAGGCGGTAGCTTTGCTGGTGGCTATGTCAAAGTCCCACAGGTTGGTCTCCATGAGTGGGTCGTATCATTTGATTTGAACTCACTGTATCCTAACATTATTGTTCAATGGAACATGTCACCAGAGACTATCATCAATGGATGGACACCAGGTGTAACACCTGACTCATGTCTTAGCCGTAGTAATCCAACACCTCCTGGTGATGATGTTATGGCTGCCAATGGTGTATCATTTCGTAAAGATAAGTTTGGTGTTCTACCTAACCTTATTGTTGACTACTATGCTGAACGTTCTCAAATCAAGAAAAAGATGTTGGCTGCTCAGCAAGAACGTCAGGGTGCAGACCCAAGTCAAAAGCAAGAGATCTATCGTATCGAACGTGATATGAACCGATATGAAAACCAGCAAATGGCTATTAAGATTATGATGAACAGTCTTTATGGCGCACTTGGTAACAAGTACTTCCGGTATAATGATGTGTCTATGGCTGAAGCTATTACACTTACTGGCCAAACAGCTATTCGTTGGGCTGAACAAGCTGTAAACCAGACTATGGGTGAGTTGGTAGATGACAGCAAAGACTATGTTATAGCAATCGATACCGATTCTTTGTATATCAACTTCGGTCCACTAGTCAAGAAGTTCAATCCAAAGAATCCTGTTGCTTGGCTTGATAAGATCTGCCAAGATCATTTTGAACCTAAGATTGCCGAGGCATACAAAGAAATGTTTGATCGTTTCCAGTGTGCACGCCCACGTATGGAAATGGGTCGGGAAGTAATTGCCGATGTCGGTATCTGGACTGCCAAGAAACGTTATATCTTGAATGTCCATAACTCCGAAGGTGTTCAATATGCTGAACCAAAACTCAAGATCATGGGCATTGAGGCTATCAAATCATCGACTCCATCTGAATGTCGAACAGCTCTCAAAGAGATCTTCAAGGTGATTGTGACTGGCTCTGAAGACAAGACCCAAGATGCTATTCGTCAGTTCAGAGAATACTTTTTCACACTTCCAGCCCATGAAGTCGCATTTCCACGTAGCGTATCTGAAATCGATAAGTGGGTTCGCAAAAAAGATGTATATGCCAAGGGCACACCAATTCATGTTCGTGGTGCTATTCTCCACAACAATGCTTTGACTGGCGAACTTACTATGAAGTATGAGCCAATCAAAAACGGTGACAAAGTCAAGTTTGCATATCTCAAACTGCCAAACCCTCTCAAAGAGAATGTAGTATCATTCAAAGACTTCTTGCCACCTGAACTTCAGTTGGATTCATATATTGATTACGATACTCAGTTTCAAAAGACGTTCTTGGATCCCATTGAGCCAATCCTAACTGCTCTTGGCTGGTCTCATGAACGCAAAGCATCATTGGAGGCATTCTTTGTATAAGCAAACCATAGAAGAAAAGATACGTCAAAGACGTAGTCAAATGCTTATCCACTCTCATATATACTATGAAATGGATGACAATATAGTTGATGACCATACTTGGCAGGCTTGGGCCGATGAGTTGGCAAAACTACAAGATGAAAATCCAGACAAATGCAAGATTGGATTCTTTGATGAACACTTTGAAGGATGGAACGGTAGTAGCGGTGCCTTCCTTCCACTCAGAGATCCTTGGGTAATTAACAAGGCTACATATATTATGGGTTTACAAAACCGATGAAATGTGTTATAATATACAAAATTGAAGGAGACAAATATGTCTAAAGATTGGGTGGATGATATCCACAAAATGCACGAAAAATACAAAGTCCATGATTGGATGGGAATGCGAGAACTTAACAATGAACAAGAACTGCTTCAAAAGTTTCTTGACTTCCGTGTTAAGTTTCTCCAAGAAGAACTAGATGAAACAGCAGCCGCTATTAAGAATGGTGACCCTGAAGAAATCGTTGATGGTCTTATCGATCTTTGCGTTGTTGCAATTGGTACATTGGATGCCTTTGATGTAGACTCACACAAGGCATGGAATGAAGTACTTAAAGCCAATATGGCAAAAGAAGTCGGTGTGAAAGAGTCTCGTCCTAATCCTCTTGGTATGCCTGACTTGATCAAGCCTGATGATTGGGAAGCACCTAGCCACGAAGATAATCATGGATTGCTCACTCACACTTTTTAAGAACATATATGATAATAAGACTCACCAACGTCTTGACTTTGATAACTTTCAAAGTTTCGAAAATGTGCTGTACAAATTATCAGAAAGACCTATTGCGTCTAAGAAAGATGCACCATTGATGTCTCCGGCAGTGTACCAACCAGACACCACTCGTAAAAATGATAATGTCATTGAGTGGGCTGGTTGGGCCGCTGTTGACGTTGATGAGCACAAATTCGAAGGAGATTTACAAAATGAGCTTACCCGTCTTTATGGTCGCTACTATTACGTGTGCTATTCTACTGCGAGCAGTACCGTTGATCATCCAAAGTTTCGCCTTGTCTTCCCACTTGCAAAAAGTGTTGAACGAGACCGAATCAAAAAATTCTGGTATGCACTCCAGACAGAGCTTGGATCCATTGGCGATCGACAAACTAAGGATCTTTCAAGAATGTATTATGTACCAGGCCAATATGCTGGTGCACACAACTTTATATTCAGTAACTCTAACGGCAGTTATCTTTATCCTGACGAGCTAATTAAAAAGCACCCAATGCTGGAAAAGAAGTCTGGTGCTACTTTCTTTGATCGACTTCCAGCTGAAATCCAAGAGCAAATTGTTGCTCATCGTAAGAACCAAGCTGATAATGTCAATATCACTTGGAACTCTTATCGTGACTGTCCGTTTGTTAACAAGCGGCTGATAGAAGAATACAAGTCAATTAATGAAACTGGCTGGTATCATGGACTATATCGTATTATGGTATCCATTGCAGGTAATGCAGTCAAACAAAACTATCCAATCACAGCAAAAGAAATTGCTGTATTGTGCCAAGAAATAGATAATGAAACTGGCCAATGGTATGACAACCGGCCACTTGAAAAGGAGGCGGACCGAGCTATCGAGTTCGTATATCAAAATGCTTAATCTAAAAGACTTTCTTACCGGTGGAAGGCTGGTAAAAACTCAAGACATTCTACCAAGAGCCAAATGGCAATACAAAGGTATCCAAGCACGGGCCGAACAGATCAATGACCGTCGGACACCAGATCAGATCTGGGCAAATACCTTTCACTCTGTAGCTTGTGAGATTGGTATTGCACGGTCTCTTCCTAATGGTGTATTGAATGAACAAGTCTTTGATCATACTGACATTAAGACTTGGGGTTGGGATGTAAATGCACTTGGCCAAAGATTTGAAATCAAATACCAGAAGTTTACTGAAGACTGGTACTCTATGACTAAGACTATTGCTAATAGTATCATTGATAAGTTTCAGCGTAATGGGTTTGACAAAATTATTACAGCCAGCACACGCAAAGTGGATGATGACCACTATGAGATCTGGCCTAGATTGCTAATTAATCCAGATTCTTTCAGGAAGAATCTTCAAAAGTCAAACTATGATAACTATAAACCTCTGTACTATAATCAGTATATCGCGATGTCAGATGGCGACTGCCAGATCTATAACGAAGGTATCATCAAAGAACTGAAAAAAAGTGCATAAAAGTGAAAAAAAGGGTTTACAATTACACAGAATTGTGTTATAATATAAGTACAAAATGGAAAAGGAAGGACTCCAAATGTACCAATACAAGATTCTTGAAGATGTTCTGAAAAACATCGCCAAAGACGGTTCAACTGAAAACATCTATGACCAGATTGATCGTCTCACAAGTGATGAGCTTCGTAAGCTCAAAGAACTTGTTGCTATTGCCGATGATGCGGCTAACCAAAAGCTGGAATGGAGCTAATTATGACACCAAAAATTCTAGGCGAGATTGTACAAACTCTAAGAGATTTTCCTATTACTATCGCTGATAGTGTAGAAGGTGAAGGTCGTGGTGGTTCCCTTATTGATGAAGGCACTATCAAACGTTTCCTTGAACAAAAGTTTCCTGGTCATATCAAAGACGTAGAGGCTCGTCGTCCTGGCGATATGATCGTCGTTGACTACGATGGTGTAACTTGTTATCCAGTAAATATCAAGACATCTATTGGTGGTACTGATAATGCCACTTCAAAGCTTGGATTTCTTTTTGCTTTTACTGATATAAGCTATGATGAACTTCCAGGAAGCATCAACAATAAAAAGTTCATGGCATTCATCAAGGATCGTAAAGCTGATATTCCAACTAAAGATTATTGGTATCTTTGTGTTGATAAGAAAGATCCAAGTAATGTAATGATCCGTGGATGCAAACAAGTTTCCAACTGGGTTGAGAATGCTAACCCAGCAAACCTGCTTCAAATTAACTGGAAAAAAGAAAAAGACTGTGACCCAGTTGTTCGCACTTATGATGAAGCTTATGACGTAATTATCAATGGCATTGCCCGTTGTTACCGAAAGTTTTATGATAATCAACCCGATGAATGGAGAATATAATGAAAGAGTCACTCAAAGTTTTACAAGAGTGTGCTGAGGTTCAGACCAAGAAGTCAAATGACTATCAAAATCCGAACTCTCGCATCAAGCAGCCCGACTATTATCCTCGTGGCTGTGCAACTATTCTTGATCAGATGTACGGTAAAATTCTACGTATGCAATCTGTTCTTGAAGCAATGGAGCAAGGTGATTATGCACCGAACTTCGAATCCCTCGAAGACTCTGCAAAAGATCTTATCAACTATTCAACTTTCTTTGTCGCATATTCTCGTGGCAAAATGGATGGTCAAGATCAAAACAGAGACTTCTTAAATCGACCAAAGGTAAATGCGAATGAGAACGTATAGTGTATCTGACATCCGTCAGTTCTTTATTGATGAACTAAATGATGGTGCATTTACCATAGATCGAACTGGTCAAAAGACCATCGAGCTCATCGGCGCTTCCTTCCTCGCCGATGAGCCATCGATCTTTGGCGAACCTAATCAAGACTATATTGACGCAGAACTACAATGGTATGAGTCAGAGTCTACAAACATTAATGATATTCATGAAGATAAAGACCCACCACAAGCTTGGCAGTATGCTGCAAACGAGCATGGTGAGATTAATTCTAACTATGGTCACCTTATCTATGGTGATAAGTTTTACAATCAATATGAACGAGCTCTTTGGGAACTAGATGAAAACCAAGACTCTCGTAGAGCTTCAATGATCTATACAAGGCCATCTATCTGGATCGAATATAACGAAAACGGTAAGAATGATTTTATTTGTACTAATAGTGTTACCTACTATGTTCGTAACGAAGAGTTACAAGCTGTAGTTCAAATGCGATCTAATGATGTAGTCTTTGGCTATAAGAATGATTATGCTTGGCAGCAAACTGTTCTTGAAAATATGGCTAACGATCTTGGTATTGATCCAGGCTTTATCACTTGGCAGGTACAAAACCTGCATGTTTACGAAAGGCATTTTCATCTTGTCAAATAAATGGGATCTAAGATTTCTGGAATTAGCCAGACGAATTAGCACTTGGTCCAAAGACCCGTCAAGGCAAATTGGTGCAATTGCGGTAAAGAACCGTAATGTAATTGCTCAAGGCTATAATGGATTCCCACGTGGTATCGAAGATGATGATGCTCGTTATCAAGATAGAGCTATCAAATACAAATATGTTGTCCATGCAGAAATGAACTGTATATACAACGCAAGTTTCAATGGTGTGTCATTAGTTGATAGCGATTTCTACGTACACGGTTTACCGGTTTGTAGTGATTGCGCTAAAGGTATTATCCAAGTTGGTGTAAGCCGAGTGTTTATGCCACAACAGGAAATACCTGACCATTGGATGGATTCATGGGACCTGACACGTTCTATGTTTGATGAAGCAGGTGTGAAGTGGAAATTTCTACCTGTATAACTAATAACGTGAGCTACTCCACTCCGGACAAATTTCTCACGGTAATAAACTGATATAAAGGAGACAGAGATGTCAACAACAAAAATTCGAGTCGGTATTGTAGGTATCGGCAACTGCGCAAAATCTCTCGTTGAAGGTATCCAATACTATAACGAGAATCCTGAAGATACTGTAGGTCTTATGTATCCTGATATTGGCGGCTATCAAGCCAAAGATATCGAGTTCGTAATTGGCTTTGATGTAGATCGTCGTAAAGTAAACCGCCCACTGGCTGAAGCACTTCGTGCTGAACCAAATTGTGCAATGGATCATGTTGCATCAATTGATGATACATCCAACGGTTTTGGCTGTATTGAACCTGGTGCTATGGTTTACTCTGGTCCTGAATATGATGGTGTTGCACCTCATATGCTTGACTATCCTGAAGAAGTATCTTTTAGGACTGGTGCAGAAGGTCACTTATCTTTTGATGAGATCAAAGATTTGCTGATTGAACACAACGTTGATGTGGTAATCAACTATCTTCCTGTTGGATCTGAACGAGCCTCTGAGTTCTATATGGATGCGGCTGTAAAAGCTGACTGTCATTTTGTAAACTGTATTCCTACTCTGATTTCTACTAAGGCATCACAAAGAGTGGAACAAAAGTTTATCGATGCAGGTCTTACCATTGTTGGATCTGATATGAGATCTGCTTGGGGTGCTTCTCGTATGTCAGAAGTTCTTCAAGGTGCAATGCTTGACTCTGGCCTTTTGGTAACACAACACATTCAGACTAATATGGCTGCTGGTTCTACTCAAGGACAAGAACATATTCGTACTGGACGTACTGCCAATACTGACTTCCTCAATATGGCTAAAGTCGAAAGACTTCACAATAAACATATCTCAAAAGAGAATGTGTTGAAAGGTCAAAACACAGTACGTGATACCGACTCTGCTGGTATGACTCTGTTTGCTGGTCCTTCTCTTACTGTTCAGCAAAAGCCTGGTGGCGACTATGTTGGTTCCGACCAGAAGATTGCTAACTTTGATATTGTGGCCTATGGCTTTGGTGGTGCAAGGTATGAGATGACTGCTCGTCTTGCCGTACAGGATTCACCTAACTCAGGTGGTGTGGTAGTTTCGGCTATCCGGTTCTGTAAAGTAGCTTCTGAAATGGGCATTGTAGGATTCCTTCGTGGTCCTTCGGCTTGGACTCAGAAAACGCCTCCACTTCAGCTTAAGACCGAAGAGTCTAAGTATGAATGTGATATGTTAGCTATGCGTGAACTGACCGATATTACCAGAGCTCAGCTTATGGAGAATCTGCCAGTGGCTAAAGATCTTCCATATACATTCCAAGCTGGAAAAACTGACTATGCGTAATGCGCCTGGTTTAATCAACTCGTTTGATATTGATGGTGTGATCTACATGGGGAAGTACGGAGGCGTCTTCCCCGGACCACACGATATTATTATCACTGGTAGGTCAAAAGAAGAAGAGCCAGAGACTTCGGCTATGCTTCTTTCAAAAGGTATATCTAATAATGTCTATATGAATCCAACACCGTTTGATAACAAGACAAGAGAAGATTCGGGTAGACATAAAGGCCATACGTTATTCTACTTGGAACAAACTGGAATGCGTTTTGGTATTCACTTTGAAGATGATCCAGTCCAAGCTGAGATTATTCGAAAAATGATGCCACATATTAATGTGGTACTATTACAACATGAATTGGTTGAGAAAGAGAACGTAAGACATGACTTCAATTTCGCTGGAGACACTGAGACAGACAAGAGACCCGAACAACTTTCGTTATTTTAACAAGTGGGTTCTTGAATTTTTCAGAAGAGAGGCTTTAAGAGAGTCTGGCAGACTTGATGAGTACACATACTCTGAAGAGTTTGGTCCAGCTATGAGACAAGAAGTGTCTTATTGGAATCCTAATAGATCAAAACACGCTGAGGTGTACTGGTTAGAGAACTTTGTTTTCAATCAGGACATCTCAATGCGTAATAAGATCCTCAATGCAATGGCAGTAAAGTTCGTCGGTATGCCAACACTTACGTTGGTTGCCGCGGACTCTACTAACTATGCCGATGTTATTGACTTTGATACCTATAAGCAAAAGGGTGATTACTATCATTGGATCAATAACAACTTAGATACCAACAAACATAAAATGAAAGTCTGGGGTGCAACTCAACTTCAGACTTCTCTTCAAACTGCCGCACGTAACTTTTGCCGTGAAGAGGATAATGATCCTGATCAGAAGTTTAGGCTATCACATATGATTCGGTGGATGGCACACTTAGATGATCTTGGTATGAGTAAAGTGGTTCAAGATCCAAACAATAAGTTGGGTGATGTATGTAACTGGTTTGCTACTCACCGTGGTATTGGCCCGTACTTCTCATATCACCCACCATGTAACTTTTCTCGGTGTGATGATCTACCTAATATTGATGAAGATGATAACTATTGCTTGGTGGGTCCTGGTGCTAAGCGTGGTCTTGAATTTGTCTTTCCACAAGTCAAGTTTAAGAATAACGAAATCATGGAGGCATACATACTAGCGGTAAGAGATCATCAACATGAGTTTTTTGAAATGAATGATAGCGAAGCAGCCTTCTATAAAGAGAACTTAGAACGTGGTGGTAACCTAACTACCTTTGGTACAGAGATTACGTTCTGTCAGTTTAATTGCTTCTTAGGCATCATGGATAATGATAAAGCACAAACCAAAAGAATGTTACCACTTACTTTTGATGCCTTTGTTGATATTGCTGAAGATTTGAAAAAGAGGATAGCACCTTCTCCACTTGAAGCCTTTATGGTTTAAGGGTTTACAAATGTTGCAAAGTGTGTTATAATAATAAAATGAAAGCTATACTTAATTGTCCATTTATCCCCGTAGCTACGCGTATGGCATCTCATAGAGGTGCTCAAGGAGCTATCTACGCGGATATGATCCGCCAAACCGGTGTTGATATTGATGTCAATTGGTCTGGTAAAATCGAAGATCACAATCAATATGATGCTATGTATGTTTACCATGGCAATGATTGGTCTGGCAGCATGAATGTGTTTGGTGGAGTCAAAGGGTTTCCATACGCATTCAACACACGTAATTTCTCAAAGTTCAAAGGCAAGGTATATTCTTTGGCTATTGACTTTCCACCTTATCATGAGATGATCGAAGAACGTATAAATAAGGCGAAAGAAAAAGGTGGGGAAATCCAAGAGGAATGGTTGGATGTGGATATTGACAATCTTCGACGGATGTTCGAAACAGCAGAAACAATTAAATGGCCGAATGTTAGTGATAGCTTGGTTATTGGTGATAGTCACTCTATTTGTATGTACCGTCCGGGCTGGATGGTAAATAGCGTACCGTTCAAAACACTCAATGGTGCTTTGAATGATGGTCTTCAAACTTATATTGATATGGCTGGCACTGGCTTTCAAAAGCTTGAGTGCTACTTTGGCAACATTGACATTCGTCATCACCTTTGTCGTATTGAAGGCGACCCACTTCAAAATACTAGGGACCTAGCTGAAAGATATATAAAAGCAGTTGAAGCGTTACCTATTAATGATGTTGCCATTTATGAACTATTGCCAATTGAAGACGAATCACGTAAACTGCCAAAGTCTGGCTATTACAAAGACAAACCGTTTTGGGGTTCATGGGAACAGCGAAATGAGTGTCGCTTAGAATTTAGAAACTACTTAGAAACACATGCAACTCGTGCACGTATCATTCGTTGGGTTGATGGATTGACTAATAAAAATGGACAACTTGATTTTGATTATATGGAAAAGCCGCAGTCTATTCATTTATCAAGAGAAGCCTATCCTCATTGGACAGGTGTAGAACAAAAGACTGCTAGCTTGGAGGATTTCTTCGTATGAGTTTCGCAAGTATTGTACCACTTATTGGTGGGGAAACTATTGCAATGCAAAACGTACTCGGCAAAAAGCCAGAGTACATCTTAAGTTATTCGGCTTTCGAGGCGAATGATAATCAACTGGTGGAGTACTATGATAAACAAGTTCCATACTATCATTTGGACGGTGACATGCCATCTTCTCTTCCACTTGTCGAATCTATTAACACTGTGTGCCCTTGTGCTGGTTTATCTAGTCTTAGCCCTTCAGCTTCTTCTACTAACGCTAATAATGATTGGATGCTGGCTACCGCACGTCATGTCTTGGGCACTATCAAGCCTAAAGTATTCTGGGGCGAAAACGCACCAAGATTGGCAAGCAAAATGGGAGAGCCGATTGTTGAAACACTTCGAGCAATTGGCAGAGAAAATGGATACACTTTTAGCATTTATAAAACGAAGTCTATACTTCATGGACTAAGTCAAGTAAGAGATCGTACATTCTATTTCTTTTGGCAAGGCACCAAGATTCCAAAGATGTCATACATTCATAGAGAATACGAACGTATTGAGGACACTATTCGTAATGTCAAACTCAGTAAAGACGATCCTATGAATGTACTTACAAACAAAAAGGTTCCGACTGAGAATCCTTTTTACAAATATGTCCTTGAAGAAATCGAGGGCGGTATCTCTCATTCAGAGTTTCAAGAAAAGATTACAAGAAGCACTAATCCTCTGGATGAGATTGAAAAGGCTGGTATTAAATATCGTACTGTAGGTGAATGGATGACCAAGCATGGTTACCTTAATGAAGCCAGTAAGTGCGAAAGGATGCATGATAAACTAGCAGCCGGTGGTAATATCATGCGCAAAACAACTGAGATTCCAAAAGACTATATCGGAGCTTTTGTAGGGCATATGCCTTCATCACTTACGCATCCAGATCAAGATAGGTATTTGACTATTAGAGAATGTTTGTCTATTATGAAATTACCTGAAGACTTTATGCTACAAGGTGGTCTTAAGAATCTCAATATGATATGTCAGAATGTGCCGGTTACTACTGCACAGGATATGGCGGTCGAAGTACAGGCTTTTGTTGAGGGCAGACTGGATAACCAGATGATCGACACTGATTTCTTGATCCAGGATAACAAAACAAAATCAATGCATTATGAAAAAACTCCTGTACAATTAGACCAATTTATGATATAATATACTTACAAAATGGGAAAAGGATATTGCTTATGTCTGTAATGGATAAACTTAAAAAGAATTCGAAGATCAAAGAGACATCCGTTCTTGCTGATTCGAAATACTTTACTGAAAAAGATATGGTACCAACTGATGTACCAATGATTAATGTGGCTTTGTCTGGTGATGCCGATGGTGGTTTGACTTCTGGTCTTACTGTACTTGCCGGCCCATCAAAGCACTTCAAAACTTCATTTGCACTGATTATGGCTAGTGCTTATTTGAAGAAACATAAAGACGCTGTCATTCTATTCTATGATAGTGAATTTGGTTCACCACAATCTTACTTTGAAGCCTTTGGTATTGATACCAATCGTGTTCTTCATACACCGATTACTGATGTTGAAAAGCTTAAGTTTGATCTGGTTAATCAGCTTGAATCGATTGAACGAGATGATAAGGTTGTAATTGTAATTGACTCAATCGGTAATCTGGCATCTAAGAAAGAACTGGAAGATGCAATCAATGAAAAGTCTGTGGCTGATATGTCTCGGGCAAAAGCGTTGAAAGGTCTGTTCCGTATGGTAACACCATACCTGACTATGAAGAACATTCCTTTGCTGGCAGTAAATCATACCTATATGTCTCTTGAAATGTTCTCAAAGCCAACTGTATCTGGTGGTACCGGCATCTACTATTCAGCCGATAACATTTGGATTCTTGGTCGCCAGCAGGACAAGCAGGGTACAGAAATTAAGGGGTATCACTTTGTCATCAACGTCGAGAAATCGCGTTTTGTTCGCGAGAAGTCTAAGGTTCCCATTAGCGTTAGCTGGGAAGGTGGAGTACAAAAGTGGTCTGGCCTGCTTGATGTTGCTCTCGAAGGTCAATATGTTTCTAAGCCGTCTAATGGCTGGTATTGCAGGGTTAGCCAGGAAACTGGAGAGCTACTTGACCCGAAAGTACGAGAAAAAGACACGTTGACCGAAGATTTTTGGAAGCCAATCTTTGAACAAACTGATTTCAAAGAGTATCTGAAAAAGAGATATCAGATTGGTCATGCAACTATTGTTGATGAGATTATCGAGGAACTAGATGCTGAAAGTATCGATTGAGGATTATACCTTTATTGAATCAGAACAAGACGATCAATGGGCTGTTCGTCTTCGTTCTGAGTTCCCTGGCGTTGATTTTATGTTTGGTGAAATCAAAGTAAGGGAAGTGGGTGAAGAAGCAATACTTGATTTCAAGTATTACATCATGGATCCAGGCGAGTTTGATAAAGACTGGCTGGATGAGAATGAAGATTTTAAGAATTATATCGGCCAAGTGCTCCAACACATCATTATGGATGCCGCCGAAAATGGGAAAATAAGAAATGAGCGAAGCGAACATACAACAAACGATCCTAAGGAATCTCCTTTCCAATGAGACATACCTAAGACGGGTCATACCTTTTCTAAAAAAAGAATATTTCGAAGGTGAATTCAAAATTGTATTTAATGAGATTGTCTCATTTGTACACAAATACAATCGTATGCCGACCAAGGAAACTATTGCAGTTGACATGACATCGGCCGGCACCTTCGATCAAGTATCTGGACTTATTGATGAGGTGTTTACACTGGAGGCAGTTGACGATGACTGGCTTCTCAATAGTACAGAGAAATGGTGTCAAGATCGTGCAATTTATCTTGCCATCATGGAATCCATCAATATCATTGATGGAAAAAACCAAAGTCTTACTAAGAATGCTGTACCTGAAATTCTATCAGACGCATTGGGCGTAAGCTTCGATCCTAATGTGGGTCATGACTATATTGACGATTCTGATGATCGTTTTGAGTTCTATCATCGTGACGAAGATCGACTCCCATTTGATCTAGAGAACTTCAATGAGATCACCAAGGGTGGTGTTCCAAATAAGACTTTGAATATTGCACTAGCCGGTACCGGTGTGGGTAAATCTCTTTTTATGTGTCATGTGGCTGCCTCAGCTCTTACGCAAGGAAAGAATGTGTTATACATTACAATGGAAATGGCAGAAGAGCGTATTGCAGAACGCATTGATGCAAACCTGTTCAACTTGCCCATTGATCAGTTAGAGACCCTTACCAAAGATATGTTTGACAACAAGATAGCTAAAGTTGCTAAAAAGAATGTTGGCAAACTAATTGTTAAGGAATATCCCACCGGTGCCGCACATGCAGGACACTTTAGAGCTCTGTTAAACGAGCTTAAACTTAAAAAGCAATTTGAGCCTGATATTATCTTTATTGATTACCTAAATATCTGTAGTTCAAGTAGAATGAAAGGACTTGGAGGTGCAATCAATTCTTATTCGTATGTTAAGGCTATTGCCGAAGAGTTACGTGGTCTTGCTGTGGAGTTTGATGTTCCCGTATTTAGTGCAACTCAAACTACTCGTTCTGGCTATTCGAATACGGATGTTGGATTGGAAGATACGTCGGAAAGTTTTGGTTTGCCGGCTACAGCGGACTTTATGTTTGCACTTATCTCTTCCGAAGAGCTTCAAAGACTCGGACAAAAGATGGTCAAACAGC